ATCCTATCCCCGCAACCAAATTGTCCTTGCGATTATTCGGGCCGTCCCCATGGGGCGGCCCTTCTGTTTTTTGGCCAGCGGCCTTGGCTTTTTTGTCCCTGTGCGCCAAGTCCAGAATGCCAGCCAGATCGCCCACGAGATCAACAATGAGCCGTGAGCGATATTCGTCCGGAGTGAGGACGATCTTTTCGACAAGGTCCCGGATGAGCGCCGCCGCCTCGGTGCGATGGTTGTCGTCGTTCAATGCGGCGATCAGGTCCGTGACCTCCTGGCGGTACCGATCCGCCATACTCGGGTGCAGACGCACCGTCGCTTCCGGTGTCGTCTCGATAAGCTCTTTCAACTCCGCCCGGCGATCTTCGAGTTCGTGCATGCGGCTGTTGACACGTTCCAGAGGCGCGCCCTGAACGACCATATCGATCAGGCGGTCAAGTTCTCGCGTCGCCTTGTCGTATTCGGCTTGATACCCGATCAGCGCCGCGTTGTGCTCGGTGCGAAGACGATTAATCCCCTGGGTGTATTCCTCGCAGAAGACGGCACACATTTCCGGGTCCATGAGATGGTTCCGGAGTGCCCCGAGAACGGCCTCTTCCAGGTCTTCGCGTTTGATGGTCAACCGGTTTTCGCACGTCCCTTTGTTCCGGGCGTTGGAGCAGCCCAGATGATTTGTCGAGACCATTGAGAACCCGCCGCCGCATTCCCCGCATTTGAGGAGATACGAGAAAAGATTCCTCGGGCGCTGACCCTTCCAGAAATGTTCCTGGGGACGGATGAGCGTCTTTTGCTTCGCCCGAACCGCGTCCCAAAGCTCCTGGTCAATGATGCGCAGCTCCGGCACATCGTGGATGACCCATTCGCTTTCCGGGTTCGGGCGGGACACGCGCTTCCCGGTGTCCGGATCCTTGATATAGCGCAGCCGGTTCCAGACCTGCCGACCGATATAGAGTTCATTGTTGAGGATGCCGGTGCCGCGCTCCCGATTGCCGTTGATCGTGCTCTGGCCCCAATCCCTCCCGGTCGGACCGGGCACCCGCTCCTTATTCAGCCGTGCAGCAATCCCTTTCGGTGAGCGTCCCGCGACGTACTCACGGAAAATCCGCTCGACGATCTTGGCCTGTTCGGGATTGATCTTGCGTTCGCCCCGGATCGGTTCGCCGTTCGCGTCGAGCGCTTTGACAACATCATAACCATACGTGATGCCGCCAGCCGACTTTCCGGCTTCGGCACGCCCACGCAAGCCACGCCTGGTTTTGTCCGCCTGATCCTTCAGATACAGAGCACCCATCGTGCCCTTGAGGCCGATGTGAAGTTCATTCACCTCACCCTCCGCGAGGGTAACGATCCGGATCCCTCGAAACACGAGTCGCTTATAAAGACCGGCGATGTCCTCCTGATCGCGGGACAGGCGGTCGATGCTTTCAGCCAGGACAATGTCAAAATCGCCCGCCTGCGCGCGCATGATCATTTGCTGCATGCCAGCGCGCAGCATCGTGCTGCCGGATTTTCCAAAGTCGGTGAAATTCTCGACGACGGTCCAGCCTTCACGTTCAGCACGTTCGGCGCAGATGCGGACCTGATCCTCAATAGAGGCTTCTCGCTGCATATCGGTTTAATATCGCGCATAAATCGCGGCACGGGTCATGGTTCCAAATCCTTTTGATCGTTATCGGCCTCGCGCATCTCTGCAAGCACGCGTTCATAATCATTCCGGGCTGCGCCCCGCGCAAGGAGTCGAACAATGGCGACAAGGCGGCTATCCGCCTGACCGCCCCCCTTGCCGGACGACGCTCCATTAAATTGACCCCGATATGGTAGGAGCTTTTTCATGGGTTGTCTTCCCCAAAAATGCACAAAAAAGTTGCGGGCGCCAATCAAAGAAAAAACTACCCCCTTATTACCATAATACAACCAGAAGTATATCATTGTCAAAAATGGGGCTATTCCGAAGACATATCCAGTTACCTCGCCAGGGGACGTGTCGGTCAATGTATCCCAGGCTTCGCGGGGAGAACCGGGCAGAACCAGGGCAGTTTTTTGCACCAATAAGAGCGATGGGGGTTAAGGGGCCAAGAAGCGAGAACCAGCCTACAGAATAATATAGCTATTCATAAGACAGTCACCGAACATTCATCGTAGCTTCATCGCGGACAGCGCCGTCTCTGGTAGCATCCACTGCGGTTGGATGGGGCCTCCCTCAAAATATTGAATTCGGGGCACTCCACCGCCTCGGTTGGCCGACCCGGACAAGACGACGGTCCGACCACCCGAACGCCGACGACCAAATGCCCACACGAGAGGTGACAGCACGGAAAAAGCTGGCGCAAAGGAGAGCCGCCATGGCGTATCGAAGACACTGCGGATCGATATCCCCCCGCGCTTCGTTGCGAGAATATGTCGCCGATCTTCGAAAGAAGCGAAACGGCCTCATATGCATGGCGCAGTCAGGGAGCAGTTGTTCCAGATGAATGCGCTCAGATCCGTGAAACGGCGGATACTAAAAAGTCCGCTACACCTGTCTACCCTGAGACATCATCGCTGAAATCCGAACACTGACGCCCGACCTGTAGCGGCGCAGTCTCTTCGCGCCCAAGTCAGGACGTGCGTGCCATGTCCAAGCATGCCATTGGACATGAACCCTTCGGCGCGTCCTGGAAAAGCCCTACCCGCTTCAGACGTCCGAAAGGCAGTGGCCACGTCGGCGAAAATGTCGCAGAGCAACGCGAGGGCCACACGATGAACCGCTGCCCTTACTGCGGACAACGTCTCGACCGCGCCTATCAACGTCCGATCCGGGTCGCATCCAACTCCGAACTCCGCGACCCGATCTACCTTGGAAATCTCAAAGTTGCGATGGTCCGGCTCCGGGTTTCCCGTCGCCGGTGGCGAGACGTGCTTGCGGATACGTTCCGCGATTTTGACGGCAGGCTCACCGTCCCAGGCGGTCGTCACTACGAATTGCCGGAAGTCGACGCACATTTCCCGGAAGGGGCGGACACACGCTGGATCGACGACTTTATCCGAAGCCCATACACCCGCCTGCAGGCAAGGACGATGGAGCGGGTGCGTCTGATAGACCTCCACTTCAGGATCCTTCATCCGGCACTGGCGGCCACTTTTGCGGAGGCTGCAGCAAATGACAACGATATGGATCAGCATATTCAAAGAAATGAGTAGCCAGAAACTGCCCGGGTTCTGCCCGGGCTGGGCCTCTGCGGGCGGTAGCGTTGCGACGTTACCGCCCGTTTCACATGGGAGGCTTGGATGCCCGCTTCGAAGAAGATTGTGCTGGAGCAGGCGCCGGGGGGACCGAACACCATCCAGATCGTCAAGTTGACCCTGGCTGGTGCTGCGGAGTTCGCCGCGACGCTGATGCACTACGTCACCTATTCCCAGACCATGACCCTGATGCCGGGAACCTACCTCGTGGACATTGCGGGGTTGGGATGGCTCTTCGCCGCTGTCCCGGACATGACCATCAACCACCTGCTGGCCTTGTTCCTGGCCGCCGCGACCGTCGCGGCCCCTGTCTTCGGTTTTCTGTACCTGATGCGCGAACGCGTCATCGTGGCACCGGGCGAGTTCTTCGCCTACAAACCGAACTGTGTCTATGCCGCCGCCCTGGCGGGGTTCTGGGGACTCATGATCGCCCTGGAGCTGACCAACACCATGATGCTGATCGACAGCTTCCTCGAAAACCCTTTCACGCAAGGCCAGGCCGCCACCGTGCTCCGGGATCACCGCGAACTGGCGATCCTGAGCGCCGTGGTGGTGGTGATCGTGAACCATGCCCTGGCCCTGGCGACCGCGCGCCTGTGGTTCACCATTCTGGACAAGGAAGGATAGTCGTGATGCGCACCAACCAGCTTTCGCGCCGGACCCTTCTCATCGGAACCGTCGCCGCCCTCTCCCTGGTATCTCAAGACGCAGCCCGCGCCGGGGACGACATTGCCAACCCCGAAATCCTGATCGAGGCCGTCATCGACAATGGCGGTACCGTTCAGGACCCGGCGGCAGCCGTTCAGATCAAGAACCTGATCCGGGGTCTGACGACCCTGTCCGGACGCGCCTACCGCAATGCCCGGATCGACCTGATCCTAACATCGGACCCACGCACCGTCTGGAGCGGAACGCCGCGTGATCTCACCCGGGACGCCGGAGCAATCCTGGACCTGATCGCGCTGAATGACCGGTGCAGTGATCTACCCCGTGCGCTCCGCTAGGTGGAGCAGAACATCCGTGTTGCCGGGACGCAGGATGTTCACGTTCTGATTCACGCCCCGCTGATCGTGGCCCCGTTCCCCTGTGACCAGGGGCCGCCCATCACCTTGCCGCAGCCGGTTCCGTCCGGGCTGGAACTCGGACGGTTTTTGCGCGAGCGCCCCATCAGCACATTCAAGGTCTTCGGCGTTCATCCCTCCCAGGAACATGTCTGGGCTGAACACATGGAGCGTGAGGGCATTCTCGAAATGGCCAATGCCGGGGGACTGACCTTCACATTCCTTGGGTCCGCGCAAAGTGAGGCTGTTCTGAACAAAGGACCGATCCTGGAACGGAGGGACTGACGATGCCCAAGCAGAACATGACGGCCTTCGGAACCCTCGCACTTGTGCTTTTCGTCCCCGGGGCGGCAACGCCAGGGCCGATCATCGTGTCCGAATACGATACCAGCACCGCGATGGCGCGCCCCATCCGGTCGGCAGAGGACTTCGCGGGACGCCTCACCGTCGAAATCCTGCCCGATGCCCGTTCCGCCAACCCCACCGAGCTTCGGGACCTCTTGGCGCGGCTGGACTTGCGCACCCCGTCCGGCCTTCCCATCGCCGATGTCGTGATAGATCCGAATGCGGGCGGGTTTGTTGGTGTGGACGACGGGACGATTGAACTCGCAGGATCCCATCCGGATGGAAGTCTCGTGATCGCCCATCGCAATACCGAGGGTCGGTATGCCCCGATTCCGGCAGAGCGCCTGATTTGGGCGCGCCCCGATGGCTCCCCTGTTTGCCACACCCTCCAGTCGGTCCGGGACATGGCCCCACAGATTGCCGTCACCCTCCTGCTTGACCGGTCGGGGTCCATGCAAAACGTGGCCGATGATGTTCTGGAGACCACACGGCACTTCCTGTCTCTCTTGCCCGATCAGGCGACCTGCACGGTCGCCAGCTTCGCGGAAGACATGACAGCCTACACGCCCCAGGACGGGGAACCGTGCGGAGCCGTCACATTGCCCGATACCCTTCCGACGGGCGGCGCGACGGATATCTATCAACCTCTATCGGACGCCTACCTGTCCTATGCCAATCCGGATCTGGACGGCTGGCAAAAGATGGTGGTGGTCATCACGGACGGCGTCATAACCGCCGGAGCTTGGCAGGCCGACGTCCTGCACAGCCAGGTCCGGGCAGACAACGGGGAAACCCGCACTCTGGTCTACTGGCTCGGCCAGCACGACGCTAAGCATCTTCAGGGATTGGCGGACTACTTCATCCAGGATCGGGGCGAAGTGAGGGCCTCACTCACCCGCGTGCTGGACACACTCGGGGATGCCTACGGCACGCAACAAGTCTTGACCCCAGCCCCTCCCGATACGTGCCAACCATGAGCCAAGCCAACGCGGAAAACCGGCGATGGATCTACCAGCGGGACCCGGGCCTGCATGGCACCGCCCGCTTCGCGGACCGTCATCACCTTGCCGAACGCGGTTACGGCCCCGGCGGCCCTCACGTCTTCGGCTATCTGCCATCGGAAGACCGGGGTCACGGGGCCGTGCCCGTGACCTACGGCGGTGCGCGGCACATGCTGACCGTCGCCCCCAACCGCTCCGGCAAGGGGGTATCGACCTGCATTCCCGCGCTGCTCACCTATCCCGGATCGGCAATCGTGCTGGACCCGCGCGGAGAAGTCGCCGCCGCGACGTGCTCCTTTCGGGAAGCCGGTCTCCGGCAAGAGACGTTCATCTTCGATCCCATGAACGCCGTTTCTCCTCTCCTCGGGCGCACACCCGCGCGGTTCAATCCTTTGGACGCCATCCAACCGGACAGCCCAAGTTTCTATGACGATGCCTGCCTACTCGCCGATGCCCTGGTCATCGGCGAAACGCACAGTTCTCCGTTTTGGTCCGACGAGGCCCGAGCCTTCATCACGGGCCTGATCCTTCAGGTCACATCGGACGTCCGAGAAAGCGAGACACGCACTCTCGGGCGTGTGCGCGATCTTTTGAACATGCCGCCCGCTGAATTCCGCGACTATGTCGCGGGCGACGAGGACGGCACGCGCCCCGGCATGCTGCACAGTGCAAACCGCTATGTCCGCGCCGCCGCCGGGCGGATTTTGTCCAAGCCCGAACGTCAGTACGGCGATATCCTGGCCACCGCTCAGCAGAACACACACTTCCTGGAAAGCGAGCAGGTTCGGGAGAGTCTGTCCGTCAGCGATTTTGACTTCGCCGATCTTTCGGAACCACTGACGATCTATCTCGTGCTGCCGCCCGAGCGTCTGCGGACCCACGGGCGGCTTCTGCGGTTGCTGATCGCCCAAGCCATCGACGCGATCAACCAAATACCCGTCAAACCGACCCCATCCGTCCTTTTCATGCTGGACGAGATGGGCGCGGTCGGAAAACTGGATGTCCTGCTCGACGCTTTCGGCGTTCTGGCCGGATCGGGGATGCAATTGCATCCCATCTTTCAGGACTTCGCTCAGGCCAAGAGCATCTATGGCGAACGCTGGCAGACCTTCATCGCCAACGCCGCCGTCATTCAGGCCTTCGGCACGCGGGATCTCCTCACCGCTGAATATCTCAGCAAACTGTGCGGCACCGGGACGTTCGAACAGCTCAGCTACGAAACCGCCATCCGGCGGCAAACCCTGGTCGGGGATCCAGACTATTTCGCCCAGGGCGACCAAGCCGGAGGTCGCGCCCTGATGATGCCAGACGAGATCATGACCCTGCATCCCGCTGTGCAGATCCTCGTTCTGGCGAACGCGAACCCTGCCGCCTGTTATCGAGTGCCGTATTTTCTCGATGCCCGGTTCCGGGATTGTCGGGGCAGGCCCGTTTTCGATGTCCCGGCAAACTACCGGAGACGCCCGGTCCCGCGCGCCGTGGACTTCACGCGCCCCGGGCTGAATGTCATGCGTGCCTTGGCCCCCTTTGTCGGCGTCGGATAAAAGGGGAGGCCCGATCATGCGGACGACAATCGGTCTCATCTTCACCGCGTTCGGAGCCTGGGGAAGTCTCGCCCAGATCGCGGGGCACTACGGCCTGTTCCTGTATCCGCCGCCTCAGGCGCTTCACCTCGCGATGCTGTACACCGCGCCGTGGCTGGCCATCTATTGCGGCCTCATTCTGTGGAATCGTGCGCGCGCTTGGCGGCGCGCCCGTGAGCGCCGCTACCCCCAGAAAACCATCATCCGAAACCCGGATGGCCGGACCCGTGCCGTCGGTGGCCCGGGTGTTCTGGAGCGGTTCGGAGCCTGGACCCTCGTCCTGGGGCTGGCCGCGCTGCCCTACTGGTTCGAGGTCTCCGCCCCTGTCCCCTATCTGATCGCCGGTGTCATGGTCTATGCCTTCGCCCGCTTCGCCGGGCATGTGATGCAAAGGGCATGATCCGGCCACAAGGCCCCCCCAAACTGACCCCGCTTGCATCGGGCGATTGGCGGTCTGGAGCAAATCGGAAAAGTCGCCGAGGGTTTTTCCGGCGGTGCCATGCCCCGGCTAAGACGTTCCGCAAGATGTGTGTTGTACTACAACACCATCTTGGCAAGGGGGACGTTCCGTCCCCCGTTGCATCCCCCTCGGGCGCGCCTAACCGCTCCGGGCTGCTGGTCGCATCTCCGGCCCGCCAAGGGCGCATGAGGTACCGTCCGGGCCATCGAGCCCACTCCCGGTGCCAGCAACGTGCGGACGTTGCATCCCGCTCAGGGAAGCCGCCGTGCTCCCCCGAGACCCCCACGGCCAAATGACGTTCCGCCCCTTGGAACCCTGACCAGGAGGGCGACTTCGGCTCTCCCTCCTGGACCTCCCATCGGCCAGCGTCCCGCCGCTGGACCACGGTCCGGCTCCTGCGTCATCAAGCAAAAAAAATCAGTAGGCGACCCTACAGCAAATTTTGTTGACTCTTCGCCTGATTCCGAATATGTAGGTTGTCGTACAGATAGGAGAATCGCATGCGCCTATCGGCAATCTCATCTATTCAAACAGGCCTCACCCTGCGCGGGCGGCTTGAGCCGGTCGAGCGCGGCGGTGTTCCCGTTGTACAGATGGGCGATGTGTCCCTGCGCGGAATTGATCCATCGAATCTGACCAGAATGGCAAGCGATGGTATCGCTGACCGATATTTCGCCCGCTCCGGGGACGTTTTGTTCAGGCCGCGCGGGGATCAAACAGTTGCCGCAGCCATTCCCGAAAACCTTAATGAGCCGCTTCTAATTCTACTGCCCTTGATTATCCTGCGGCCGAACAAGGATATTATCACCCCAAAGTTTTTGGCATGGATTGTTAACCAAGCCCCCGCACAACGTTACTTTGACGAATGCGCGCGCGGGACGAATATGCGAATGATTCCGAAGTCGAGTTTAGAAAATATTGATCTCGATATTCCAGATATTTCCACTCAAAACCGGATTGTGGAAATTGCGTCTCTGTCTGATCGGGAGAGCGCGCTTCTAAATGTTTTGGCCGAGAAGAAGCAGAAGTTCGTGAATTTCGCCCTGCTTGAGCGGGTGCGAAAAACCCAGCCTCACGGGAATGAGGCTGGGCCTTTGGGTGGCCGCCGGACTGGTCCTCCGACGGTCAAATCGGAACAGGCGAACAAATGAGGTGAATCATGCCTATCCAAATCGCAGGCTATCAGGCCGATGGTCCTTTCGGCAATACGCAACCGCTCGAACACCAATCCGGTGTCTATGTGATTCTTGGACGCAACGACCAGTATTCAAACTGGAGTGTCGTTGATGTCGGAGAATCACAGAACGTTCGCGATCGTGTTGAAAACCACGACCGCAAACCCTGTTGGCGTGGCCAGGGCTACGCTGAGTTCGGCGTCGCGGCGATCTACGCTGACCACGCCAATCGAATGGTGATTGAGCGGCAGTTGCGGACGCAGTTCAATCCGCCCTGTGGACTTATCTGAGAAATGTCTTGGGGCGAACCACGTGTTCGCCCCAAGATAGAACCCGAAAGGAAATTTGAATGAACGACAAAATTCAGCAAGAAAAGATTAACCAAACCGCTTGGGCGGCGTGCGACACATTTCGGGGCGTTGTCGATGCAGGGCAGTACAAGGATTACATCCTTGTGATGCTGTTCCTGAAATACATTTCGGACCACTGGAACGACCACGTTGAGAGCTACCGCAAACAGTTCGCCGGGGAGGAGGCCCGCATCCGCCGCCGCCTGGAGCGGGAACGCTTTGTGCTGCCCGAGGGAGCCAGCTTCTACGACCTCTATGAACAGCGCGACGCCGCCAACATCGGCGAGCTCATCAACATGGCGCTGGAGCAGATCGAGGATAAAAACCGGACCAAGCTGGAAGGCGTATTCCGGAACATCGACTTCAACTCCGAACCCAATCTCGGGCGGGTCAAGGACCGCAACCGCCGCCTGAAAAACATGCTTGAAGACTTTTACAAGCCTGAACTTGACCTCCGCCCCTCACGGGTCACGGAGGATATTATCGGCAACTGCTACATTTATCTGATTGAGCGCTTTGCATCCGATGCCGGGAAGAAGGCCGGGGAGTTCTATACGCCCTCCGCCGTCTCCCGCGTGCTGGCGGCGCTGGCCGCCCCGGAACCGGGCAACACGATCTGCGATCCGGCCTGCGGGTCCGGTTCGCTGTTGATCGAGGCCGCCAAGGCCACCGGCTCCGACAACTACGCCCTGTTCGGGCAGGAGGTGAACGGGGCCACCTGGGCGCTATCGCGGATGAACATGTTCCTGCACGCCAAGGACGCCGCCCGGATCGAATGGTGCGACACCCTCAACAGCCCGGCGCTGATCGAGGGCGACCACCTGATGAAATTCGATATCGTCGTCGCCAATCCCCCGTTCTCGCTGGACAAGTGGGGGGCGGAAGATGCCGCAGGTGATCCCTACAAACGCTACTGGCGCGGCGTGCCGCCCAAGTCCAAGGGCGACTATGCCTTCATCACGCACATGATCGAGATCGCCAAGCGCCAGAGCGGGCGCGTCGCCGTCATCGTGCCGCATGGGGTGCTGTTCCGGGGCGGGGCCGAGGGCAGGATCCGCAAGGCGCTGATCGAGGAAAACCTTCTCGACGCCGTGGTCGGCCTGCCCGCCAACCTGTTCACCACCACCGGCATTCCGGTTGCCATTTTGGTCTTCGACCGCTCCCGCGAGGATGGCGGGGCCAATGAGAACCGGCGCGACGTCCTGTTCATTGACGCCAGCAAAGAGTTCAGCCCCGGCAAGGCCCGCAACGTGCTGGACGACGCGCACATCGACAAGATCCTGAGCACGTATCGAGACCGGGCGGAGATCGACAAGTTCTCCCACCTCGCCAGCCCCGAGGAGATCGCCGAGAACGACTTCAACCTCAACATTCCGCGCTATGTGGACACGTTCGAGCCGGAGGAGGACATCGACGTCGCCGCCCTGCAAAAGGAGATCGACAAGATCGAGGCCGAACTCGCCGACGTGCGCGCGCGCATGGCCGGGCATCTGAAGGAGCTGGGTGTCGATGTCTGAAGGCGAACTGATCCTCTATACAACCGAAGACGGCCTGACCGAGATTCAGCTTCGCGCTGTTGACGGCACGGCCTGGCTGACGCAGCGCCAGATGGCCGAGCTGTTCGACAAGGATATCCGCACGATCAACGAGCACATCGGCAACCTGTTCGAGGACGGGGAGTGCGATCCGGCGGCAACTATCCGGAAATTCCGGAGAGTTCAACAGGAGGGAAAGCGCGAGGTTTCCCGCGAGGTCGATGCCTACAACCTCGATGTCATCCTGTCCGTTGGCTACCGCGTGCGCTCCCCGCGCGGGGTGCAGTTCCGGCGCTGGGCGACGACGGTCCTGCGGGAATATCTCGTCAAGGGCTTCGCCATGAACGATGCCCGCCTGAAGGACCCCGCTGCCGACTATTTCGAAGAACTCATCGCGCGGATTCGCGATATCCGGGCGTCCGAAGCGCGGGTGTATCAGAAGGTCCGCGACATTCTGGCCCTCAGCGAGGACTACGCCTCCAACGCGCAGGCCGTTCAGGACTTCTACGCCAAAATCCAGAACAAGATGCTCTACGCGGTGACCGGCCACACCGCCGGGGAGCTCATTGTTGAGCGCGCCGATCCAGCCGCGCCGGACATGGGCCTGACGTCGAAGAAGGGCAAGCGCGTGCGCAAGGCGGATGTGACCGTCGCCAAGAACTACCTCGGCGAACCCGAGATCAGCGAATTGAACCAGATCGTGACCATGTTCCTCGATACCGCCGACTTCCGGGCCAGGCGCCGCCAGACCATGCGCCTCGCGGAATGGGAACCGATCCTCGACAACTTCCTGGCCGGGAACGAACTGCCCATCCTGCGCAACGCCGGAACCGTCTCCGCCCGGCAGGCCGAACAGATCGCCCATCAGCGCTACGCCACCTTCGACCTCGCCCGCAAGGACGCCGACCGCGCCGCCGCCGAGCAGGTGGACGAACTGGAGGAGTTGCAGCGGATTGCTGACACGGCATCCGTCCCGAAGAAAGGGGGGCGTGATGCATAATCATACAGTTCCCCACGACTGGAACGTCTGTAAGCTGGCCGAAGTGGCCGAGATCCAAACGGGTATTGCCAAAGGCAAAGAGATCAATGGATCGGCAGTATCGCTGCCTTATCTCCGTGTCGCCAATGTCCAAGACGGCTATATTGATCTTCAAGAAGTCAAGAGAATTCAGGTGGAGGCACGTTATATACAGAGGCACGCTCTTCGGTCCGGTGATGTTCTTTTTACTGAGGGGGGGGATTTCGACAAACTTGGCAGGGGAGCCGTGTGGAAGGGGCAAATAGATCTCTGTTTGCATCAGAATCATGTGTTTGCGGTGCGCCCTGATCGTGCCTTTTTGCTTCCTGAGTTTCTCGCCTTGCAGGCCGCTTCATCGTATGGGAAGAGGTATTTTCAAGGATCTTCTAAACAAAGTACGAACCTCGCCAGCATTAACTCCACGCAGTTGAAGGCTTTCCCCGTCCTCCTTCCGCCTATGTCGGAACAGGTGAGAATCACCGAAATCCTGCGCACCTGGGACGACGCGATCGAGAAGCTGGAGGCGCTTCGGGCGCGCAAACACACTCTTTATCTCGGGCTGACGCACGAAATAATTTTTGGTTTGCGGCAACTGGAGCAGTTTCGGGAAGGCGAAAGGAGTCATCGGCATCGGTGGTTCACATTGCCCGAGTCATGGAACTGTGAACCGATTGGAGCACTCGCCACCGAAATATCGGAGCGCGCCAGCAATGGGGAGATTGGCGAGGTGCTCTCCTGCTCGAAGCACGACGGGTTCGTTAGATCTCTGGAGTATTTTAAGAAGCAGGTCTATAGCTCTGATCTGTCAGGATACAAAAAAATCTACCGCAATGATTTCGGGTTCCCGAGTAATCATATTGAAGAGGGCTCAATTGGACTACAAAATATCATTAATATAGGGTTGGTCAGTCCAATATACACCGTTTTCCGGTTCCACAAGAAGCGGGTGGATGTTGAATACGCGATTGCGGTTCTGAAAACGACTCTGTATCGGCATATTTTTGAAGTCAGTACCAGCGCGTCAGTTGATCGGCGGGGCAGTCTCCGTTGGAATGAATTTTCAAAGCTGCCCTTTCCGGTGCCGCCACTCCCGGAGCAAAGAGCCATTGCAGAAGTCATTCGCACGTCAAAGGCAGAAATTGATGCTCTTGAACAACAGATTGATGTCCTCAAGCGCCAAAAACGCGGTCTCATGCAAAAACTCCTGACCGGGGAGTGGCGCGTGAATTCAGAGGAGGTTTTGGCATGAAGGTTCTCGGATTTCGCGGTGACCCAAAGGCTCCCCGCTATGCAGTGGTGTCCGAAATGGGGGGCGTCTACACGTTGGAGAACGCAGCGGGCGACAATAAGCTGTCCGTCCCCGTATCGATCGGGGAGGACGCAGACGCCGAAAGGTTGGACTGGCTGTATCGCGAAGTCTTGGCCATCTTAGATGCTCACCCCGACGTCGTGAGAGTGATTATAAAACAGAACGAATACACGCAGAACGACACGAAAGCGAAGCGCAAGTCGGCTCATTCCGATGCCGCCATTGTTCTCGCCTGTGCGCATAGCGGAATGCCGGTCGAGCTTAAGATCTATGCCTCCATGCAGACGACCAGCAAGGACACAAAGCAGCATGCCGAAAATCGCGTCGGTAGAACTGACAAGTATTGGGACAATAAGATGGCGGACGCCGTGAATGCGGCGTGGTGGAGGCTGCGGAATCTATGACCCAACTCGTCCCCGTTGTCCTTACCCCCGGCGCGAGACTCTACAAGTACCAGCTTATCAGAAAGATTGGCGCGGGCAGCTTCGGTGAGGTCTGGCTTGCTCGCGACCTGGCCGTCCAGCGCGACTACGCAGTCAAGATCCTACAGCCGGGAGTTTCGGTGGATCAGCGTCTGCGCGAAGCTCAGATCGGCAATCGACTCGCACACAACAATCTCGTCTATGTCCATCAGGCGGATGTGGTGCAAGTCTTTGGAGATCACGTCGTCATTCTTGCCATGGACTACCAGCCAAACGGCTCGGTTGAGACGTTGGCCAATCCGGCTGGCTACCTGCCTCTGCCAGCAGTCCTCCAGATCGCTCGAGATATCCTTCAGGGGCTGGAATATCTCCATGCCCGCAACTTCTATCACAACGACATTAAGCCGGGGAACATCCTGCTGGGGTCGCAGCAACAGGCTATGCTATCCGACTATGGGATCACCGGCATTTCGTCCAATAGCGCGCCGGTTATGGCACCATCCTCTTATGTTTTCCACCGAGCACCTGAAGTCTTGGCTACGGGCAATATCGGCATCAGTTCCGACATCTTTCAGGTCGGGATGACGCTGGCTCGACTGCTGATCCACCTAGAGCACCTGCGGGCAAACTGGGCTAGAATTGGTCCAACGCAATACGCTCAAGATGTGGCGTCAGGGAAGCTGCTCCAGGCGAAAGACTTCGGGTGCCATATCCCCGCGGCGGTTCGGCGGGTCATCTTGAAGGCCGTTCATCCTGATCCAGCTCAACGGTATTCCAGCGCCCTCGAGATGCGGAGGGCGCTGGAAAAGCTTGACTACTCGGGATACTGGACCGTCGACGCATCTGGGAAAGAAGTCGGTATATGCAAGACCTGTGAGTTCTCGTACTCAGTCTCACCGGTTCCAGGCGGGAAGCTCGACGTAACCAGCATTAAACGCAATGTGTCCTCAGGCAATACACAGCGCCTCACCAAGTTCTGCAAGCGTGGCCTGACGCAGCAACAGGCGAACAAGATCATCGCAGACTTCAAAAAATTTGTGGTGACCGGAAAATGAACTTCAACCCCGCCGAAAAACATCAGTCGCAAATCCCCGCCATGCAGATGCTGGTGGCGATGGGGTTTCAGCCGCTTTCGCAGGCGCAGGCGCTGGCCTTGCGCGGCGGGCGGTTGCGTGGGGTGACGCTCGACGACGTTCTTGTCGCGCAGACGCTCAAGATCAACCGGTTTTCCCACCGGGGCACCGACTACCCCTTTGATCTGGAGGATGCCCACGAGGCTCTGCGGCGGCTGAAGCCGACGCCCGACCGGATCAAGGGCCTGCGGGCGACCAATCAGGAGATTTACGATACGCTCGTGCTCGGCACGACCATTTCGAAGACCATTGCCGGGGATTCCAAAAGCTATTCGTTTCGGTATATCGACTGGGGCCATCCCGAGAACAACGCCTATCACGTTACGGTCGAATACTCCGTCGAGCGCACCGGCAGCACGGAGACCAAGCGCTGCGATATCGTCGCGTTCGTCAATGGCATTCCCTTCATCGTCATTGAGAACAAGCGCCCCACGCAGGACCTGAAAAAGGCGGACAGCCAGCTCATCGGGTATCAGGGCGAGGACAGCATTCCGCACCTGTTTCATTTCGCGCAGATGCTGATGTCGATGAACCGCGCCGAAGCGCGGTTCGCGACCGTCGGCACGCCGAAAAAGTTCTGGCAGACATGGCGCGATTCCGAGGACGACGACGCGGAGATCGCGGCGCTGGCGAACCGGCCCATGACGGATGCCGAAAAAGACGCGGTGTTCACCGGCGACTTCGAGGGCGCACGGGGATATTTCGAGGAAATGGGGACCGCCGGGGATCGGGCAGTCACGGCGCAGGACCGGACGTTGCATGCCCTGTGTCGCCCGGCGCGCCTTCTGGATCTCATTCGGCGCTTCACGGTGTTCGACGGTGGGGAACGCAAGATTGCCCGGCACCAGCAATATTTCAGTATCCGCGCCGCCGTGGAGCGCGTCAAACACGACGACGTCGACGGGCGGCGCAAGGGCGGCGTGATCTGGCACACCCAGGGCTCCGGCAAGTCGCTGACGATGGTGATGCTGGCGCGTGCGCTGGCGCTGGATCCGGACATCCCGAACCCGCGCCTGATGATCGTCACCGACCGCGACGACCTCGACGTTCAGATCAAGGGCACGTTCAAATCGTGCGAGATGGAGCCGATCCGGGCCAAAAGCGGCGGACACCTCCTCAACCTGATCCGTGACCGAAAACCCCTTGTGACGACCATCGTCAACAAGTTCGATACCGCGACCCGCACGGGTGTGGCGCCGGACGAGGACAAGAACCTGTTCGTCCTGGTCGACGAGAGCCATCGAACGCAGAGCGGTCGGCGGGGAGGTTACGGCACGTTCGCCATCAAGATGCGCCGCCTTCTGCCCAAGGCCTGCTATCTGGGCTTCACCGGCACGCCGCTCCTCAAAAAGGAACGGAACACGCTCGCCACCTTCGGGGGGCTGATCCACAAATATCCCATCGATGAGGCCGTCGCCGACGAGGCCGTCGTGCCCCTCCTGTACGAAGGGCGCATGGTCGAACAGCAGGTTTCCGGTCCCGCGCTCGACCCGTGGTTCGAGAAACTGTGCGCCGGACTGACTGACCAGCAGCGCGCCGACCTGAAGCGCAAGTACGCCCGCATGGAGGTCCTCGGGAAAACCAGCCAGGTCATCCGCGCCAAAGCGTTCGATATCTCCGAGCACTACCGCCAGCACTGGCAGGGGACCGGGTTCAAGGCCCAGCTCGTCGCGCCGTCCAAACTGGCCGCGATCCGTTTTAAGGAGGTGCTCGACGAGATCGGCCACGTTTCCAGTGCCATCGTCATTTCCCCGCCCAGCGAGAACGAGGGAAACGAGGAGGTGGACAAAGAGTCGAAGGACCGCGTCCGGGCCTTCTGGAAAGAGATGATGGATCGGTATGGCAGCGAGGATGAGTACAACAAGCAGCTTATCGGTGCGTTCAAAGGCTCCGGCCATCCGGAAATCCTGATCGTGGTCTCAAAGCTCCTGACGGGGTTCGATGCGCCGCGCAATACGGTTCTCTATGTCTGCAAGCCCCTGCGCGAACATAACCTGTTGCAGGCGATTGCCCGCGTGAACCGGCTGTTCGAAGCCGATGATGTCGAGAAGCAGTTCGGTTTCATCATCGACTACGAGGGCCTGCTCGGGGAGTTGGACAAGGCTCTGACGACCTACAGTGCGTTCGAGGGCTATGAGCCGGGGGACGTGGCCAACACGGTCCACGACATCCGCGAGGAAATCCGCAAGCTGCCCCAGCTTCACAACCAGCTCTGGGACCTGTTCAATCCGGTCAAAAACAAAAAGGACATGGAGCAATTCGAAGTCTATCTGGCCGACGAAGCGCTCCGGCATGATTTCTATGATCGTTTGCGAGCGTTCAGTCGATGCCTGCACATAGCCCTATCCTCGGAAAAAATTTACGATGTGTTCGAAGAGAATAAAATCGAGCGCATGAAACAGGATTGGAAACAGTTCCAGGAGCTTAAGAAATCTGTTCAACTTCGGTATCAGGAAACCATCGACCAGAAGGAATACGAGCCAAAAATCCAAAAACTCCTCGACGACCATGTCACGGCGCAGCCCGCTCAGACGATCATCGAGACCGTGAACATAAACGATCCCAACGCCTTGAAGGCTGTGGTCAAGGAAACGGGTGTCACCGACGCCTCGAAGGCCGACCGGATCGCCAGCGCGACCCGGCGCGCGATCACCGAGAACATGGATGCCGACCCTGCCTTCTATAAGCACTTCTCCGAGATGCTCGAAGAGACGATCAAGGAGTACCGTGAAAAGAGACTCTCGGAACAGCAGTATCTAAAAAATGTGATCGATCTGGCCAGTCGTATGGCCAACAAGGATCGTGGAAAGCACGTCCCGCAGGCCATTCGTGATGACGAGGATGGGCAGGCGTTCTTCGGCATCCTGTCAGGCCCGATGAAAGAAACCGGGGGCGATGCTCTCTCCGAGGATACGGTGGCAGACATTGCGCTGGCCGTGATCGACATCATCAAGTCCCGGCACATTGTTGGTGTCTGGTCGAACGATATCGTTGAGAACAGCATTCGGAACGCCATCGACGACTATTTCTTCGATGTCGTCCGGGATGAACTGGGCATCCACCTGTCCATCGAAACAATGGATGATCTCCAGTCGCGCCTGATGGACCTGGCGCGGGCAAGGTTTCCGGGATGAGTATGGAACGGGGCGAAATCCTGTACGGTTCCGATCCCATTGTGTTCGTTGTCGTGCGACGGTCTCGTAAAACGCTTGAGATCGCCGTCGAACCGGATACGCAGGTCGTCGTGGCGGCCCCGCCGGACGCCACCATGGAGGCTATCACCGAAAAGGTCCGCAAACGTGCCGCATGGGTTCTTCGGCAGCAGCGCTACTTTCAGCAGTTCATGCCGCGCACGCCGGATCGGCAATACGTACCCGGCGAAACCCACCTTTATCTCGGTCGCCAATATCGTTTGAAAGTCGTTCATCACGTTCAGGCGAATGTGAAGCTTATACGCGGTTTCCTGGTCGTTCAGACCCACGCGCCGCGCCGCCCGGAAATAACCCGCGAGATGGTGGAAGGGTGGTACAGGCAGCGCGCGAGCGTGAAGTTCAGGGAGCGGCTGGAAGAGTGCCTGAAGCGCTTCCCCGATCCGGAGGCCTACAGACCGAAAGGCATCATTGTGCGCCAGATCCGCCAGCGCTGGGGATCGATGTCGCCTGCCGGTCGGCTGATGCTGAACACACGGCTTGTGCAGGCGCCGGTTGACGCCATCGACTACGTCATCACCCACGAGCTGTGCCACATTGCCGAACCGAACCACGGCCCTGCTTTCCTCGATTTCCTTGAACGTGTCATGCCAGACTGGAAAAAGCGGAAGGAGCGCTTAGAGCAGGTGATGGCCTAATCGTCATATGCAAATGGGACCAAACAGTCTTTTGCGCTCAAGGTGTCGTCAGGCTACGTATCCTCTCCGGCGCTCTTCGGGTCCGACAAAACACCCCAGGACGTTTTTGCCCTGAGGCGGTCAAGGCATTTCTCGATGCAGAACCTCGCAAATCCGGTATCGCGTACCAGAAATGCAAGGATGTTGAGCTCGGGCACCGGGATGGCCGGGCAATGCGGTACCGCGCCGCTCATGTCCGGGTAATACTTTCCGGGCGTTGACCCGTCCCCTTTCTTCTCCAACCGTCTCCTTGTCCATCGGCGCGGGCCGATGGTCGGGGCCTTAATGTGCCGTTCCTCCCCCGTGTCTGGCCGTGCGGTATGGGCCGCGAAGATGGCGGTCGGCGCCGTCGGCGCAATGGCATCCCCTACCAGGGCGCAAACATCATCATGCTCTGGGCCGCCGCAGTCGAGCGGGAATTCACCGCCCCGATCTGGATGACCTACAAGCAAGCCCAGGCCCTCGGTGGTCAGGTCCGCAAGGGCGAGCGCGGCGAAGCCGTTGTCTACGCCGACAAGCTGCACAAGACCGAGCTTGATGATCGCGGCCAGGAAGTCGATGTCACCATCCCTTACATGAAGGTCTACACCGTCTTCAACGTCGAGCAGATCGACGGCCTGCCCGGTCACTTCCATGCTCCGGCACAGCCGCCCAATCCCGACATCCAGCGCGATGCGAGTTTGGAGCAGTTCTTCACCGCCACCGGCGCCGATATTCGCCATGGCGGCAACCGGGCCTATTACGCCCTCCAGCCCGACTACGTCCAGATGCCGCCGTTCGAGACGTTCCGCGATGCCGAGAGCTACTACGCCACGCTCGGGCACGAGGTCACGCACTGGACTCGCCACCCCACGCGCCTTGACCGCGATTTCGGTCGCAAGACCTTCGGCGACGAAGGCTATGCCCGCGAAGAGCTGGTCGCCGAACTCGGAGCCGCGTTCCTGTGTGCTGACCTGTACATCACGCCGGAGACCCGCGAGGATCATGCCGCCTATATCGGGAGCTGGCTCGAAGTGCTCCGTTCGGACAAGCGCTTCATCTTCCAGGCCGCCGCCCACGCCCAGCGGGCTGTGGACTTCCTGAACGCACGGCAGCAGACCGAGGCGCTCGCCGCCGAATAGGCGATGTGCCGGAGCCGGGCGGTCCGCCGCCCGGTTTCGGTGCGCTTTAAAAGGGGAGCAAGGGGAAAAAGGAAACAGGAGGCGGGCGCGGCTGACGCCGCACCCGCCGGGCCGGAGCCTACGGCCCCGGAGACCGGGACGCCAGGAACCGCTCGATGTTTTCGAGCGAGGCCAGAGCCGTTCGGCGTTCGGGCGTCCCCGGCGCGCTGCGCACCAGATCGTTGAAGATCCGTGTATAGAGCCCTTGCACCTCGTCGATCCGAAGGGTCGCCAGCGTCGCGGGCGTGATGAGGATCGCCATGATGTCCTCCCTTCTGTTCGCGAGGCCCCGACCACCGGAGCCTTTCCGGCATCCCCACAGCATCATTGCCGGATGAAAGGCGTCCGATGGTCGGGGCGGAATTCGCGACAGAAGCGCGGGAGGACAATGGCGATGCGCATCCGCGCCACCCGGAGTGGCCCGAACCGACGAGAAAAAGTAAAAACGGAAAACAGGATCAGAAACAATAAAGGGCTAAGGGCCTGCAGCCCTCGCGCGCGCAAGGCATCCAAACGCCTTAATCTTAAATGGAGTATCAGAAGGCGTTCGGAGCCTCCTTGCGCTTGCTACCCCGCCTCTTCGCCAGAGGGGCAGCGGTTGATGTCTCAACCCCTTTTCAAAAGGGGGTAAAGGAAAAGAGTTACACGCCGTTGCTGTCGGCCAATTCTTCAGCCGATAAAAGCCGGTAGCTCGTGCTGCGCCCCCCGCCGGGGTTCTTGACGAGAAGGCCATGGGCCACAAGCGCAGTGATGTCGCGCAGGGCCGTATCTGCTGAACACTTGGCGATCTTGGTGTATTTGGACGTGTTCATGTTTCCCTTGAAGCCGTCCAGCATGCGGCCAAGGATCAGGCGTTGGCGTTCGTTGACGGGATGCCGGTTCACGACATCCCAATAGCGCGCCTTGAACACGACCGACGAGAGCATGCCTTCCGCCGCGCCGATCGCCCGGCCCAGACAGTCCAGGAACCAATCCAGCCAATCCGTGATATCGGGTGTCCCGCGCTGCTGACGTTCGAGTTCGGCGTAGTAGGTTTTCCGTTCGGCCTCGATCTGGGCCGACATGCTGTAGCACCGCTCCGCCGTCCCATCAGCGCGGGCGAGTGCCATATCCGCGATGGCTCGCGCGATCCGCCCGTTGCCATCCTCGAAGGGGTGGACGGTCACGAACCACAGATGCGCGATCCCGGCCTTGAGGACTGGATCAGGACCGCCCGCGCGGTCGAACCAATCCAGGAACGCAGCCATTTCCTGATCCAGACGCGCGGCGGCGGGGGCCTCGAAATGGACCCGCTCACGCCCGACGGCACCCGATACGACCTGCATGGCACCGGCGGACTCCGGTCGCCAGGTCCCAACGGTGATCCGGCGCATGCCGCTCCGTCCCGTGGGAAACAAGGCCGCGTGCCAGCCGAACAGCCGATCTTTCGTCAGCGGTTTGTCGAACCCGCCCGTGGCGTCCAGCATCATCTCGACGATACCCTCAACGTCCCGGCTGGCGGCAGGCAGGCCCCCAGCATCCAGGCCGAGCCGCCGGGCAACGGAGGACCGCACCTCCTCCCGGTCGAGCATTTCCCCCTCGATAGCCGAGGACGTCACAACGTCAGTAGTGATCGTTTCAACGCTGGCCTCGCGGCGCAGGTCGAGCGCGAACGCGCCCATGCGCCCAAGAAGACAGCCCTGCCGATGGCGGACCGCCGCCAGCTTGTCCGCCAGGGCAGCAGCATCCCATGTAAAATTGGGCCAGTCGGGTTTCTCGTGTATCCAAATCATAATCGCCGCATCTCCTGCGGAGATTAGACCACACATTCACCGCACCGGCAAGTTTATTCACCGCAGGACGTGCGGCGAATGCATACCGGATTCCCCGCATGCCTCATGAGCCGTCCGTGTCAAAGCGGGTCCGAAGGCAGAGGCCGTGTCCGCTTTAATGTCCGCTTTGACAAGTCAAAAATGCCAACCTTAAGAATGCGATAAACCAAGAGGAGGGCTTCCAAATGACGCAAGAATGTCCGATTCTCGTCCCTCATATTCCTTTGTTCGCGCCGATGGCGGCCATTCCTCCGTCCCGGCCTTGAGGTCCGAACTGGCCCCGCGCGCAGTGGCGGTCAAGGATGCCCAATAGGGCAGCCCGCGCGAGCGCGGGCCGTGTCCTTGACGGCACCGAGCACGGCGGCCCGGATCAGGCCAGGCCGGACCTCAAGGTATCGCCGGTTGCTACAGCCCCAGCGTCGGCGCGGCGCTCCGGGAAGCCGTTCGGCTTTTCGGCGCGGGAATCCCTTCACGCCCGCCATCCATTTCGCGGTATTCCGCGACATCCCGGTGAAGCCGGTCGAGATCGCGGACATGGTCGCGGCGCAGCTTGTCCAAATCGCCCTGGAGTTCCCGCCGCTCGACATGCTGCCGGTCGAGAAGACCCTGACGCTCGGCACGATCGCGCAGCAACCCCTGTTCTGTCTCGGTCTCGTTCAGGCGTCGGATGCGCCGGTAGTCTCCGCTTAACCGGGACCAAATGCCCTTGATCCCGCGCGGCAGACGCGCGGCCCGTGCATTGGTCTCGGCAATCCAGCGGTCCGCCTGTTCCTCGGACAGGCGGCGACGCTCCTGCCTGTGACGTTGCACCATTTCCGTCTTCCGCAGGGCCATCGTCGCCGTGTGGCGTTTCATGGTGGTTTCCGCTTCGGAAATCAGGGCGCGCAGGCCCTTGGTCATCCGGGCCGCGATATCCGCGCGGGCTTCATCCACCGACGGCAGATCCGGCGTTTTTCCGAACCGCTCCCGAACGTCCTTGGTCTTGACCCCGGCATAGCGCGCCAGCGAATACACCTCGCCACGAAAATCGACCGCGACCACAGCCCGCCGGCCTCCCTGGGCAAGAGTGTATCCGCGCGCTTTCAGATCGGCGGTCAGACCCACAGAGTCGCGCGTCGAGGCCCAGAGTTCGGCGAACATAGCCTTAAGCGCCTTGGGATTCGTGCCCGCCCGTTTCGCCTGTTGCCATTCAGTGCGATCAAAGTTGAACGGGTCGCGCGCCTTGCTATCGACGAGGCCACGCGGCATCGCCCAGCCCTGTTCGAGGAACAGCGCCTGGAAACCTCCCGGAGTTTCAGCTTGGTGTACGGTAGGTTGACCGCCGTCATGGTCTCGGTGTTGATGCGCGACCAGACGCAATGCGCATGACGCCGCCCTTCCTTTTCGTGAAAGACGATGGCGCGGGGTTGCCCTTCGAGGCCGAGCTTAGCTTCGATCCGGTCGACGGCCTCTTCGAAGACCTCAACCGGGACGCGGGCGGACTCCGGCGGATTCAGGCTCACCGAAAACAGGGGTTGTTGACACCGAGTGCCGCGTGAGACGGCTTCGATCTCCCGAAGCGCGCCGGTGAGATCGTCCGCCATGAAGCCGCGCAGCTCATGCACTTCGACATGCTCGTTTTCGGTCTTGAGCAGATGCGCGGCCAGTTGCCGGGCACCGCCCCGCTGGTTGCCCTTGAGGATCATGGCTCCGGCTCCCCAGGGCCGGAGTCCCTGTAGAGGCCAAGAGCAACAAACAGCGTCTCGCGGATTTCCCGCACGTCCGCGCAGGCGTCAGAAAGCGCCTGTTCGGTCTCGGGCGTGACGGGCAGAGATCCGGAATTGGCCGCCCTGGCAAGCTGGTTCAGATTGCTGGCCAGATGCGAGCGACCGAACTCCCCGAGCAGCTGCCCGAGTGCGGTATGGTCCTTGACCGGGCGCTTGCCGCGCGTCTTGCGCGGCACCGTCGATCCGCCAAAGAGTCGCTGGCGGATGAACGCGCCGAGCGGCATGTCCCCCGCCTCACGTTCGAGGCGCGCCCGTTCCTCAAAGGTCAGTCGCAATGAGAAAGGGGGCGGGTAGTCGTACTGTTTGCGTTCGCCTGCCATCGTGCCGTCCCCGGACGGCCACCGCGTGCAGGGGGACTCGTTTTTTCGTTGTTATTTGAGAGCCTTAGCCTGTCCTGCCACTTGGCGACCACGTCCGTTGCGCAAGAGAGCAGGACAAGTTTAGAGCGCACTCCCGCAACCAACTTATCCTGCTGAAAAAGGACAAGTTCATCGCGCATCCCCGCAACCAAAATTAACGCCGCTATCCCAATAGGATGGCGGCGTTTTTTGTTGCTCGTGCCGGCCCGCCTCGGTCCCGCCAGCTACCAAATAGCTACCAAACAAAAGCCAAAGTCCGGCGGCAAGAGCGCGGCGGGCGATTTGGCGCACATCGGCGGACTTTTGGCACACCGGACAGAGGTCTCCCACGGGTGCGTTTAGCGTCCCGACGGCGGGTCGGGATCGCGAAGCCGGGCGGTATCAACACCCGGCTTTGGGTAGGGTCGGGGCCGCATCCGCAGATCGCGCCGTGCGGATGGCTTGAGGAAGAAGATATAGCGGTATTGGCGGAGGCGGTGTCGCGCGGCTCGGTCCAGATTGGCCCGCAAGAACCCGCCGGCAGCCCGGCGGGCGGCACGGCAATATCGGTTGCGGCGCCTGCCTCGCACTCGGCCACCGTGGCGAGGCGGGTCAGCCCCTTGTCCGTGGTGGTGGCGGGGTGAGCGGTTGCCCAAACAGTCAGACCTGACGGCGTCACGGCCTCTTGGGTTGCGGCGCCCGCCTCGCACTCGGCCACCGTGGCGAGCCTGATGAGGCCCCTCGCCGTGGTGGTGGCCGGGTGAGCGCCCCGCCCAAGCGGCGATGGCCGCAGCCACCCCTTGCGGCGCCGCCGCGCGCGTCGTGTCAACTCCGGCGACGCACTCCGCGCCGGTGGCCAGTTCGACCAGACCGCGCGCCTCGGTGGTCGCGTTGCCGGGCATCGCTTCCAGCAGCGCCGCCAACAGCCCCGCAGGCGTCACAATGCGCTGAGTGTCGGCGCCGGCCACGCACTCCGCATCGGTCGCCAGTTCCGCGACGCCCCTCGCCGTGGTGGTGGCCGGCGCAACCGCATTCGCGGCAATGGCTGTTGCGACCGTGGGCGCGATGGCGGCCTGAAGGGCCTGCAAAAGCCCTGCCTCTATGGCATCCAGGTCGGCGTTGTCTACCACGCCGGGTCCGTAGCGGTTGGCGATGAATTGAGCCAAACCGGCGGCCATCAATGACACTTGGCGTAGATTACGATTGATGAGTTCCGCCGACGCCAACCCGGGCTGGTGGCCCAGCGTGCGCCCGGCATGGGCCTGATACTCGGCCAAAGGCATCAGCACGCCGGTCTCCGGGTCAGCAGCGGAGGCAATCGGCAGAATTTCGTTCACAGCCCCTTCGTTCAGCGGCATTTTCGGTCTCCCTCTTAAGAAAGCCGGCGCCCCAGCCGGCCAGGGCCTCGGTGTCGCGGTTCCAGGCGAATAGCGGACCGGTCGCCCCCGTGGGCAACACGGCATAGGACGCGATGGACACGGCGGCGGGTTTCAGCGGGATGTAGCCCCCCGCCAGCAGGGCGGCGAGAACGGCACCCGGCGCAACACCCGCGACGCCGACCGTGATGCTCATATCGCCGTGATCGTCGAAAAAGACGATCAGGTCGGAGTCGGCGAACAGGAACGCCCAAATGTCATAGGCCGTATCACGCGTGCCATCCCAAGCATTGGCGGCGACCTTGGCGCGCAACAGCAGACGATAGGGCGCGTCGGTCAAAACCGTCATGCCGGAGACAGGGTCATAAGGACCCGGCCAATGCCCTTCATTCCAGCCCGCGCCCTCGGTGTTCCAGCGGTGTTTTGATCCGCCGTGACCGCCCGATCCATTCGCCAACCTGATCGAGTTGGACGCCAACGGCGGTGTCCAGGTCAAAGGCGCGGCGCATCTCTTCGAGCAGATCCAGCAGGCCCGCCAGGGACCCGGTCACGGCCTCGACGGTCGCGACAAAGTTCGGCTGGCGATGCTGGGAAACGATCAGATCGGTATAGGCGCTCATGGGGCCACCACCACCTCGACACCCGCCGCCGCCGCCGCCTCGCTGAAGGCGATAGGAACATTCGCCGGCGCCAGGGCATTTGGATCGGCGCCCAGCTCAACCGAGAGCACATCGAAGGTCCGGACGCCTGCCCCCGGCTCCGATGCATTCATGGGCGTATAAAGCTTTGACAGCAGGACCGTTTCGCCAATGCCCAGGGCATCAATCGCCGCCGCCACGGCGGCCTTGACAGCGCTGCCGGTAGTGGAGACGTAGCCGGTGAGGGCCTGCACGGTGATCCGGCAATAGACATTGACCCGCGCCCGCAGATAATGCCCGCGCGTCTGTGTGGGCCTTGTGGGGCGGATTGGCGTGGGGGACTCCAATCCTCTGGGCTAAGCCCCCATTAAACACCCCTTAAATGGGGCAGGATCGCCGGGGCCTGAGCGGGTGCTCTCCAGGGGACCCGGGCCCCCGAAGAGCCCCCTCGCAGGACACGAGCGCGTTAGGCGGTTGCCCCGGTTACCACCTCAACCTGACTGTCATGCAGGTCGGCTTCAACATGATCCACATCCAAGGGATCCTCGGCATGGTTTGGACCGGGAAGCGTGAACTCGACGATCTGGCTGTCCGGCACCGCTTCACTGGAGATGGTGACAAACCCGATTGCACCCGGCGCCAACTCGAACGGCTCATCGGTATCCATGTCGGTCCCTACCGCCTTTTCCCTCAGGCGCAGGCAGGTTAATTCCGGATGCATGGCATCACTCCCTTCGCTTCTTTTCTTCCTTGGCGTCAACGTATGCGGTGGTGAGGCGCGGGTGCTCGGCTTGCCGACCGTCTGCGCGATGATAAATCCAGCCCGTCTTCACCTCAACCGTGCGCCCGTTGGGTCCCGTCACCGGGATCCATGCCGTGAACCGTTCGCCGTGCGTGTCTTGCACGCCCCGTTTGGTCCGGGCATCAGGCAACCCCTGAAGAAGCAGCGAGCGTAAATCCTCGGCATGGCTCTGGTCCATGCCCAGCGCCGATTTGAAAACCCACGCCTTATTGACGTCTTTTGTCAGCGCGTATTCGGCCAGTTTCTGGATCGGGACAAAGGCCTGCTCATGCCCCGGTAGGGGCCGCCCCGGATCGTATGGCGCCACCGTCTTACTGGTCTTTTCCCAAAATGGGACAGGAACGTGGGCTTGCCCCCGGTCGTGGCTTCGGTGGGCAGCGGCTGGGCCAGCTCCTCCGGTCGGGCGCCGCTGATCAGGGCCTCTTGGGTCAGGCCGGCCAGCCGGTCGGCGGCATCGCTCGCAAGGCTTTTCATGTTGCCCGCGTTGACCTGGATCAGCTTTTGCAGGGTGACGCCATTGACCGGGCTGGTCAGATGCTCGCGCAATCCCTGGCCGATGCGTTCGGACTGGCGGCGCCAGACCTGATCGTTCTTGCGCGCCGCCGCCGCAACCATGGTGGCCGCTGCGGATTCGGCCCACGCGGTCATGGTTTTGGCATAGGCCCGAAGCAGCTTGATCTTTTGGTCGGGATCGCCGCCGCCCGCCGTGATTTGGCGGACCCTCCCGGCCACCGAGCCCAGTTGTTTCGCATAGGTCTATTCGGCGGCCTTGCTGGGCTCGAAATGGCCATCGGCCTTTTTGGCCTGATCAGCCCACGACCAGGACAGGCCGGGCCACGGCGCCCAAAGGGCGCCCTTTGAAGGCTGGGTTGCGGGCGCGGGCGGGGTCTGGCGGGCCGGCCCTTTGGCGGCGTCAGGGTCCATCGCCAGGGCTCCCGAGGTTAAGAGGGGGCAAGGTCAAGGGGGGCGCGATCCGGCATCTTCGGCACGGGCGGCGCCTCGCCCAGTTCCGACCGATAGAGGACATCCAGCAGCAAGCCGACCGCGCCGCGCAGATCGTCTTCCTGCGCCGTGGCGATGGTCTCGTAGTACATTTGCAGGTCGCTATCGCCCGTGGAGAACCCCTTGGGGGCCTGCCCCAACAGGCGCACCAGGGGAATGCCGGTGGCGCCGGAAATCTGCTCGGCGAAGGCCTGGAGGGCATCGTAAACCCCCGCGAAGGACCAGTTGATGGCGCTGACCTGGTCCTCGGCATCGACCAGGGTGATCCCCTCGTTGCTTTGGGTTTGGCGGACCCGTAGGTGGCGCTGTCGAGCGCCAGGATCCGATCAAAGGCCCGTTCGACGACCGAGGCCCCCCAGCCTTGTTCCCGCAGCTTTTCGTATCGGGGCAGTTCGACCCCAACAAACCGCAACGCCCGGCTATGGTGGACCCTTTGCCGGTCCAACCCCGCCACGTCGTCCAGCGTGTAAAAGGCTGGGTATCCGAGCATCGGGCCCAGGTCTCGGATTGTCTCCTCGCTGGGCGTCACCTGCCAGCGGTCGGCCACGATCAGGCCCCGGAAGCTCCCTTCGCCCAGGGTGTCCAGGTCCAGAGGCTCATCCAGCGCCTGCCCGTCGATCAGCAGGATTGCGAGCGCCCCGCCATAGAGCCGCCCCCATTTGATGGCGTCGGACAGGCGGCCCGGGATCCCCGTCTCACGCCACCCGGTATGCAGGGTATCGATGACCTCCGGCGCGAGCGGGCCTTTGATGTCCAGGCCGGCGCGCACCATGTCTTCGGCCACAACCTCGACCATGCGGCCCACGATCCAACTGGTCCGGTACATCTCTTCCAGTTCGGTGCGGTCGATGATCCGGTTTTTGCGGTAGGTGGACCCGGCGAGCATGTTGTCGGCGCCCAGCCCAAGGCGGGCGGTGACATTCTCGAACCCGTCACGGACGCGGGCGCGGCCCAAAACCGATGTGGCGGGGCGCGACTGCGCCGCAGCAGAGGCGCGGGGACGGCGGCTCATCCAAGTGCCTCCCAAAGGCGCAGACTGGATCCGGTGAAGTGGCGGAGCGCCCGGAACGTGTCAACAATCATGAGACAGCGGGTTTGGCAGATTAAGCTTGTTCGGCTGGCGCCGCCCCCGGGGCGCCACAGGTTTCCCCCGTCCCAGCCGTCCGGTCGGTCGTGTGTTGGGCACCCTCCCGGCCCTGGGTCTGGTCCCCCTGTGGAGTCCGGGGACGAGCCGGGTCGCTCTCGGCATTTTGGGTGGGCGGATTGATCCAGACGGCGCTTGGCGCAGAGGGCGCTTGGCGTCTACCAAGGCCTGCGACGCAAACATCTGCAAGCCTACCTCAATGAGTTCGCCTTCCGGTTCAACCGGCGCCACACCCGACGCGCAGCCTTCCGATCACTTCTGGGTACCGTCACCACCAAAGGGCCCATCACCTACGATATGTTGATCGCGCCGGAAGAAAAGGGATAAGCCTTAAACAAGAAACCAAAGAGGCTGGTCATAAGTAGATTCCGAGGCTGTCGCATAACGGATAATATGTATCTATTCGTAATCAGCCAGGGCGTCCTTTTCCCAAGATGCTAAAGAGAACCCATAGGACAGCCGTGTCTTGAAAATTAAGGGCAGGAACGTCTCATGCGTTGCGCACGAGGCCTTGTCGTGCCTTTAGAAGAACAAAAGGGCTGCACCATGAAAAAGATCACCATATTCGGAACGTTCCTGACCGTCCCGATGATTGCGTTGGCTGGCGCCGCGCTGGCGGCTGACCCGGCACCAAGCAGCGACGGCTACGGCACAGGGACCACGACCGGTGGGACAATGAAACAGATGCCCCCGGACGCGCAAATGCCCGGCAAGCCCGCGAACCCTGCCGCACATACGAACATGCCAACGAACGCTGCGGTCGGAAAGGACGTCGTCAACACCGGGGGAGATAGCATTGGCAAGGTCTCCGCGATTTCCGGCGATCAGGTCATCGTCGATGTCGGCGGCTTCCTCGGCATGGGCACGCATGGGGTTGCACTGAACTGGAGCGATCTCAAGCCCATCGGCAGCGGCGGGACCATGACGCTTCAGACGTTGCTGACCAAGGAGCAGATCAAGGACTTGCCGGAAGCAGCAGGGACAGGCGCCCAGGCCGCCGCTCGGGCAGAGGACGGTTCATCGGCGCAAACGAACATGCCGACGACCGCTGCGATCGGGCGGGAGGTCGTCAATACCCGGGGCGATAACGTCGGCGAAGTCTCTGCGATTTCCGGCAACAAAGTTATCGTCGAAGTCGGCGGTTTCCTCGGCATTGGCACGCATGGCGTCGCGCTGAACTGGACCGATCTCAAGCCCATCGGCAGCGGCGAGACCATGACGCTTCAGACTTTGCTGACCAAGGAGCAGATCAAGGGCCTGCCGACCTATGCTGAGTAAGACCAACGGCCATCAAAACCGGCCAATGACCTGACAGGTCCTGCCTCCGCCGGCGGTAACATCGGCGGAGGCAGGACCTGTCAG